ACAAACTAAAGAAGAAGTAAGATTATCCCTAATGGGTCTTTTTTTCAGGATGAATGACAAAATACAACGAGTTAAAACATTACTGATGAATAACAGAGAGTCAGCTGTAAAAGACGAACCTATTGAAGATGCTTATCTCGATGTTAGTAATTATGGAATTATGGCAACAATTGTTAGTAGAGGAAAATGGGGTAAATAATGCAAATAGAAAGTAAATATAAAATAGTGGAATCTGAGTTTGGTAGATTGTGTGATACTTATAAAATACCAAAACCTACAGTAATTAGACCAGCATTAGATACAGATCCGTGTGATTATACAGACCCACTTAACGAAGTGAGAATAAATACAGATCCAGAGAAAATGGATTGTGAGCCTGTATATCAGGCTCGACATTTATTTGGACATTACATATCAGATTTACATTCTGTAAATGATGAATATTCAGATATAGTAGCGGACACAGTTGCAGATTTACTTTTCACAACTTGGGATGGGGGCAAATAATGATAGAAAAACATTGGGGTGAAAAGAAATCATCTACTAAAAAAGGTGCACAATCTGCGCCACCAGAAAAACATATAGCGGTTCACGAGAACAAGATTTATTATTATGCTGGTATAAGCAGAGAAAGTGCAGTAGAACTCAATAAAAAGATAGGTGAGTTAGAATCTAAAAGTTTAACAATGGCAAAAACTTTAGATATAGACGCTCCACCTATAAAGATGCTGATAAATTCAGGTGGTGGTTCAATTACTGCAGGTATTTCATCTATGGATACAATATTAAGATGTAAAGTTCCAGTTGAAACATATGTAGATGGATTTTGTGCCAGTGCCGCTACGTTTCTTTCGGTGGTAGGTGATGGTCGGTATATGAGTAGAAATTCTTATATGTTGATTCACCAATTATCAAGTAATTTTTGGGGAAAGTATTCCGAATTTGAAGATGAGAAGCAAAATCTTGATTTGATGATGAAAACAATTAAAAATGTATATAAGAAATATACAAAATTACCTATGAAGAAACTTGACGAAATATTGAAACACGATTTGATGTGGGATGCTGAAACTTGTTTGGGATATGGGTTGATTGACGAGATAGTATGAAATCAATTTCACATTCACAATTTACAACCTATAACGATTGTAATTTAAAATGGAAGCTTCGTTATGTAGATGAGCTAAGTTTGTTTGGCGGAAATATATACACTTTATTTGGTTCTGCTATGCATACTGTTATTCAAAGTTATCTTAATGAGATGTATAATAAGTCAATAGTATCTGCAGATAAATTACTACTTGATGATATGTTGAAAGAAGAGATGGTCAAAGAGTTTAATGAGATAAAAGAGAAGTGGGGAGTTTTGCCATGTGAACAAAAAGATATGATAGAGTTTTATCAGGATGGTCTTGAGATAATTAAACATTTTAGAAAACATCGTAATAGATATTTTACAAAAAATAATTATGAGTTGGTTGGAGTTGAAGTTCCTATATTTACAACAGTTCAAGAAGGCGTAGAGTTTAGAAGTTATTTGGATATTGTACTTCGCAATAAAATATCTGGTGATATTATTATCATTGATTTGAAAACAGCAACACGAGGTTGGATACATTTTCAAAAGAAAAACTTTCACAAGACATCTCAGCTATTATTGTATAAACAGTTTTATTCAGATAAGTTTGGCGTACCTTTAGATAAGATAGATGTGTTGTTTTTAATATTGAAAAGAAAAATAGCAAAGAAATCAGATTTTCCAATTAGTAGGTTACAACGGTTTGAGCCATCACATGGAAAAATAAGTATGAATAAAACTATGAAGGCATTTAATGAATTTCGTGAGTTGATTTTTGATTCAAAGGGAGAATATAAGATAGATAGGAATTATTCAGCAAAACCTGGAAGTGCATGTAAATTTTGTGAATTTTATAATACGGAGCATTGTAAATGGGGAAAGATACTTTAAAACCATTAAAGGTCGGTATTGTTGGCAGTCGTAAATATGAAAATCGACAAAAGATAAAACAGTTCATATTTAAATTAAAAAGGGAGAAGGGTCCTGGTACGGTTATTGTTAGTGGTGGGTGTCCAAAAGGTGCTGATTATTATGCTAAGAAATATGCTCTTGAACTTGGTTTACAATATGAGGAGTATCCACCAGCACACGTATCACATAATTTATATTGTCCTTTACATAAACGGAATTATGGAAAACCATATAATGTGAGAAACTTCTTTGCACGCAATAAACAGATTGCTATTTATTCAGAATATGTAGTGGCATTTATTCCAAGGGGGATAGAATCGAGAGGTAGTATGTCTACGATAAATTATGCTAAAGGTTTTGATAAAAAAACTCTTGTTATTGATTAAATATATATATTTATATATATGAAAACACAAACAAAATTAACATCGGTCAAAATTTTAAAAGGTTTATATAACCAATTTAAATTCAAAACAGTTAATTCATCTATGAATTTACAAAAATTAGTAAATCGTTCAATTCATCAATATTTGCATGATGTAGTCATAAAAGAACAAATGGAAAGTTATGATAAACTTTTTATAAGTGGGAGTAGATTTTAATGGACGGTAGAGAAATAGGTGATAGAGTAGATATTACGATTTTAAAGGAAATACGTGAGATATTACAGCGGATGGAAGGACAATTAAAAGGTATTGAAAAGAATTTAAAAAAAGAAAAACCTAAAAAACAGTTGTTGAATGATTAAAATATTAATGGGGTTATATGGCTAAAAAGAAAATTTTATTGATGTCAGATGATTTGAGGATGCATAGCGGCGTTGCTACTGTATCTAAAGATATTGTCATGGAAACTTTAAATGAATATGATTGGGTTCAAATTGGTGGAGCAATACAACATCCTGAAAAGGGTAAGATTGTTGATATGTCTCGGGGTCTTGAAGAGTTTGGTATCAAAAATGGGTATTTGAAAATATACCCAGTTGATGGTTATGGTAATGAGGATCAATTAAGAGAAGTTCTAGAAATGGAAAAACCTGATGCGATTCTTCATTATACTGATCCAAGATTTTGGATTTGGTTTTATAATATGGAAGCAGAAATACGTAGAACTATGCCAATATTTTATTATAATATTTGGGATGATTTGCCAGATCCACAATATAATGAATTGTATTATAGAAGTTGTGATTTGTTAATGGCAATATCAAAACAAACTTATGGAATTAATAGGAGATTGTTGCCAGATTATGAAGATTGGCAAATAACTTACGTACCTCATGGGATTTCTTCTAGAAGATTTAAAAAGGTAGATGATGAAGATGTAAATTTATTAGAATTTAATGAAGAATATGGTATATCAGACAAAAAATTTAAAATATTATATAGTAATAGAAATATTAGGAGAAAACAACCAGGTGATGTTTTATTAGCTTATAAATATTTTATGGATAAATTAACTCCTAAACAAAGAGATGAATGTGTATTAATTTGGCATTGTCAACCCTGTGATGATAATGGGACTGATTTGCCGAGGGTTTGCAGACATCTTATTCCTGATTATGATGTGTGTTTTACTTATGATAGAGGTGGTCCGATGGATGATAATAAAATGAATTTGTTATTTAATTCGGCTGATGTTTATATTAATATTGCATCTAATGAGGGATTTGGGTTAGGCAGCGCGGAAGCTCTTACAGTTACAACTCCTATTATTATAAACGTCACAGGTGGATTACAAGACCAATGTGGATTTAGAAATGATGATGGTGAGTTATTAACACCAGAGGATTATGTTGAGTTGGGTAGCAATCATCGTGGACGTTATAAAAATCATGGTAAATGGGTTAAACCTGTATATCCGACTTCTATATCTTTACAAGGCTCACCACCGACACCTTATATTTGGGATGATAGATGTCAGCCAGAAGATGTTGCACCACTTCTTCGTGAGTTTTATGAAATGGGTAGAGAAAAAAGAAGAAAACTTGGTGCTTTGGGGGCTAAGTTTTGTAGAGAAAATCAAATGACTGCTACTGAAATGGGACAGAATTTTATTAATTCCATGAATGGTGCATTTGAAAATTGGAAACCCCGTAAACCTTATGAGATGATAAAAGTATGAAGAAATCAGTAGTAATGTGTGCTCCATTTAATACTCGTAGTGGTTATGGGGATCATGCGAGGTCGTTTTTTTATTCAATTATGGATAGAGATGATATTGATATAAAATGTGTTGATGTTAGGTGGGGCAGTACTCCAAGAAATCATCTTAATCCTGATGTTCCAAAACATAAAAGGTTATTGGATACGTTTATTAATCCCCAAGAATTAAATAAACAACCTGATGTGTATATTGATATAAGAATTCCAAATGAATTTCAAAATCCTGGGAAATTTAATATTGGTATTACTGCTGGTGTTGAAACTGATGTAGTTTCTCCAGAGTTTTTAATGGGATGTAATAATATGAATTTAATGATTGTCCCATCAACATTTACTGCAGAAACATTTTCAAGATGTAATTATGACCGGATGGAAGATACGCCAGATGGGCAAAAACAAAAAACTGGAGAAATTAAACTTGAACGTCCTATTCAAGTTTTATTCGAAGGTGCGGATACTGGCATTTATAGACCATTAAATAATTCTGAAATAAAATCTGATTTTACGGATGAATTAACTGAATTGATAAAAGAGGATTTTGCTTATTTGCATGTAGGTCAATGGACAAAAGGTGGTTTTGGTGAAGATAGAAAAAATATAGCTTTAATGATAAAATGTTTTATTCAGGCATTTGCAAATCATCCTAATCCACCAGCATTGGTATTAAAGACAAGTGGAGCTAGTTTTTCGATATTAGATAAAAAAGATATTTTAGGAAAAATTGAAGATGTAAAAAAGCAATTTTCTCAAGTTGATTCAATACCAAGTGTTTATTTAATTCATGGTGATTTGAAAGTTGAAGAAATGGCAATGTTATATAATAATCCAAAAATAAAAGCGTTTTTAACTTGTACGCATGGTGAGGGTTTTGGTAGACCCACATTAGAAGCTTCATGCTGCGACTTACCTGTGATTGCTACAAAATGGAGTGGTCATATGGATTTTTTAAATGATAAAGAGTCATTGTTGATTAATGGTTTTTTAAAAGAAGTACCAAAGTCTATGCTTTGGGAGTCTATTATAGTTGAACCAAGTAAATGGTTTAATATGAATGAAGCAGATGCGATTAGAAAAATAAGAATGTTTTATAAAAAATTTAAGATTATAAATAAAAAAGGAAAACGATTGGGAAAGAAAAATAGACAACAATTTTCTCTTTTTAAAATGGCAAAAGAATTTAATTCTATTCTTGATAAGGCACTTGATACAATTCCAAGTCCTGTTACATTGAAGTTGCCAAAGTTAAAAAAAGTCGGGGGAGGAAACGATAAATCAAAATCATTACAAACCATTAAGTTGCCAAAATTAAAAAAGGTTACATAATGGATGATTTGTTTTTAAAAGTTAAATGCCCAAATGATGGTGAAAACTGTCTTATTGATGGTGGTGGTATTGAAGAGAAAATGGTTTTACTTGGGGATGATGAACAAAACATGCAGTGTTTAACTTGTGGATATGCTTCAAATAAAAATATGAAATCTCATATAAATGACAATCCTTTTCCAGATGATTTTAAAGCAATATGCAAAAACTTTAATGATAGGTGGTGGGCACCATCTGTATTTCAAACCGAACATTACATGGTTATACCTTTGGTTGAAGATGATAAATTAAAATGGAGATTGTTTGCACGATCTGATCCATCAACTGAAGTTGTAGTACCACATTTTAGTGATGCTTTTAAGATGGTAGAAAAGTTGGAGAAAACCATTGGCGACCAGATATAATAATAGAAAGATAATTACTTCACAACAAACTATACCTATAGGAAAGTTATTGCCTGGTATGATAGTTACATTTAATTATTCCGAAGAAGGTGTAGTCGATCCAAGACCTATATTGTTGTTTTTGTATCATAACAAAGGTAGAAGAGTGTTTGAAGGTTTAAATTTAAATTATATAAATCCAGCTAAAATTAATAAGTTATTTACTGTTATTGATTTTAAAAAGGGAGTAACTGGTATGGAGAATTTGATAGTATTAAAAGAGGATTATTTTAGGGTACAAATATCAAACACTAAAGCTCGTTCACATATGACACCTAAAAAATTTTATAATGATGTTGTATTGGCAGATAATATTTTTAAACAAGCATATAGGAGCTATAAGACAAATATATTATCATCATTAAAAGTAACTAATATAATTGATGATTTAATTCATGAACCAGGAGGAGATCCTAATAAATGAAAATTAGTTATTCTATACTTACCCACAATGAAACTAAGTCATTGGAAAAATTATTAAGATTTTTGGTGAAGTGGAAAGCTGACGGAGATGAAATTGTTATTCTTGATGATTTTTCCGACAATCAAAAAACAAAGGAGTTATTGGATTTTTATGTTTCTGTACATAATATTGTATTTGAACAAAGAAGTTTATTGGGGGATTTTGCAGGTCAAAAGAATCATTTAAAATCTATGTGTTCTGGTGATTATTCATTTAATTTGGATTCGGATGAAATGATAAGTAGATGGTTAATAAAAAATGTACATGATATATTAAAAGAAAATCCTATAGATTTAATTTATCTACCAAGAATCAATACTGTTGAAGGTTTAACTCAACAACATATACAACAATGGGGATGGAGTGTAAATGAAGAAGGTTGGGTAAATTTTCCAGATTGGCAAGGTCGTATATTTAAAAACAGACCAAATATAAAATGGGAAAAACCAGTTCATGAAATGATAACAGGATTTCAAACATATGCACATTTACCTACAGAGAAGCCATTTTGTATGTTACATTATAAGACAATTGATAATCAAGAAAAACAAAATAAAAAATATGAAGGAATTTTAAGATGAAAGCATTAGTTACTGGTGGTGCTGGTTTTGTCGGTACAAACTTAATCAAAAGATTATTAAAAGATAATCATGATGTTATTTCAGTAGATAATTATTCAACTGGATTTAGAGAAAATCACCAAGATGGATGCACATATTATGATATAGATTTAAGTGATAATTCTTGGTGGAGTTTATCAAAAACTTGTTATTGTCAGATTGGTTGTGATTGTCAGATAAAGCCAGTTGATTTGATATTTAATCTTGCTGCTTTGGCTAGGATACAACCATCTTTAAAAAATCCACAAAAAACCATAAGAAATAATTTAAATAGTGCTCTACATGTATTAGAATGGGCAAGGGAAAATAATACACCCGTAGTATTCTCTGGTTCAAGTACACTTCATCATGGTTTATGGGGTAGCCCATATGCTTGGTCAAAATATGCCGGAGAACAACTCTGTGAATTATACAATAAGGTATATGATTTACCAACTGCTATTTGTAGATTCTATAATGTATATGGAGAACATCAATTAGAAGATGGAGCATATGCTACTGTTCTTGGTATATTTGAAAAACAATATCGTGAAAATCAATTACTAACAATTACCTCTGATGGAGAACAAAGACGAGATTTCACTCATATAAATGACATCGTTGATGGTTTGGTTAGATGTGGGAATGCTCTTCTAGACGAAGGTAGTTCAGTAGTTAGTGGTCAAGCGTATGAATTAGGTAGAGGTTTGAACTTTTCTATCAATGAGATAGCAGATATGTTTGGTAAAGATTACCCTAAAGAATATATACCATCAAGAA